TAAACGGACCTTGCACACCGGCAGGGGTGCTGCCAGCCTTGTACTTACGTGACTTGCCTGCGGCGCTGTAGGCAATGGCAGCGGCTTGCTTAATTGCTTCGCCCCTGTTTTTTGGCTTACTGGTTCCGATGGAACCCGTTTCCTTGTACTTCTTGATCATCTCGCCAATGTTGCCTGAGATGACCTTCTGGCTTTTGCCTTGTTTAAGCGGCATTGCGACTTCTCCGTTGGTTGATCGCCTGCACCTGCTGTGCGCGGCGGGCGTTTTGATCCATCATGGCTGCGCGCTCGCGCGCAACCGTAGCACGCTCGGCAGCAATGCGCTCTTGCGACTGAATACGAGCCTGATTGGCTTGTTGATTGGCCTGCGTGCGCTGCTGCTCGACCAACAGACGCTGCCTGTCGATTTGCTGCTGGGCTTGGTCGTCTTGCGCACGGATCTGGAGCTCTTTTTCTTTGAGCAAGACCAACGGATCAGGTCCCTGGCCTTGATTACCCATCAACTGGTTCTGGAGATCGCGAATCTCTTGCATGTACATGGCAGTCTTTAGCGCAATCGACGCTTCACGCTGTAAATCAGACACCATGCGGTCAGGATCTTTGCCATAGGCCATAAAGAGCTCGGCCTCAGTCGCTTCTTCGGCCTTCAAGCGCACATGCTCAAGGATATGCTTTTGCAAAATCATCGCGGCCATGGGCTGCGCCTGCAACATGGGCGATAAACCCATCATCAGGTGCGATGCGATGTGCGCGTCATGCTGTTGCCCTGCAAAAGCCTTCAATTCCATCGCATCCAGCACGTCACCGTTCTCCGTTGCCGGATCTTTTGGCATTTGTGTGCGCTGCGGCTTCAAAATGCTGTCGATATCGCGCACATTCATCGCGGTATAGACGCGATAGTAGGCCTCATAAAGGTTGTGCATTTGCGGTGCGGTCTGCGCCATCTGCAATTGCATCTGGGCAAGCGTCAAACGCTGTGCTGACGAGAAAATATTGGGGTCCGAGACCGGCTGGACGGCAACAAGGTTGTTGAAGTCCGCTTTTTTGATCTTTCTCGACGCTCCTGGCACGTCATAGGGGTACTCATCTGGCAAATACATGCCAAAGCCCTCAGCCAGCAGCTGAAATTCCTCTTTTAGAGCGTAATGCAGCCGTTTGTGGATGGCCGACATGACCTGCGTGCCGCGTTCAAGCAGTGCAAGCGTCGTTCCGACCTGCGCCATCTGGTTGCCCTCGCCCACTTGCATGTCGGCGATGCTGGCAAGACGTCTTCCGGCGTCTACACAGAACCCAAGTAAGGCAAAAAGCGTCTGCGAAGGCTCTTTGTAGGGCAAAGGCAGCATGTTTTGCTGCAATTCGGCCCCACCTACGTCAATATCGCGCCATTCTCCAGGCTGAATCGGGTTGTCTTGGTCCGCGATCCGTGCGCCTTTGGCCTTGAACCCTGCTGGAAGGTTCGATAAGGTGCCTGCATCAAGCAATTGACGCAGTGCAGCAGTGGCTGTCTTCGATAAACCACCCACCAAATGCACAAAACCCAAGCCATACGACCCAAGGCCCTCGATTAAGACGTAGTGAACGAAGTAATTGCGCCTGTTTTTGCGCTCATCGTCCTCTTTCCAGTTGCGTTTGACCCCAATAACGCGCTTGGTTGCCTCATCAATCGTGATCACATACGGCAATTTGATGCCTGTGGGCTCGCCTTTGTCGTCCGTGTCCTCAAATCCCGGCAAATCGTAGTCCACCTGGAACTCAAGCAAGAAGATTTCTTCGGGCGCACCGGTTTCCACGACACCCGTTTGCTTATCCACCTGATAACGGATCTGGCTTGCATCCGACGGATAGAGCTCGCTTTCCACAATCACATCCAGATACTCGCCTGCGACTACGCGCTTGCGGTATTCGTTGGAGTCCATCGCAATACGATGCGTGATCCGTGGGCATTGGCTCATGACGCTTGATCCGTAGTACGGAATAAACACATCATCTGCCAGCACAAGCTTCGATACCATCCGATCTAGCTGGGCATCGAAGTAAACCTTCTTGAACACCGAGCCGCCATAGCCCAGATAAAACATCGCCTGATCAAACTCAGGCGTGTATTCCTTCATGACGGTCGTGATCTGGTAGTTCATGAAGTCCTGCACGCGGCCTGCCTGCTGGAACTTGTCTAACGTCTCTTTGCCCAGGATCTCCGTGCGCACAGGGCCGTTGGCAGGCATGAGTTCCTTAGTGGCTTGTGCCTGGAACTGGACCACAGCTTCCATGAGCAATGGATGGGTTGCTGCTGCCGCGCCTCGAAATGGCTTGGTGCGCTCCTCAAACCGCATGCCCAAGAGCTCAAGGCCCTTGGCATAGGTCTGCTCCCAGTCGGATCGGCTTGACTTATCGGCCTCAAAAAGCGCAGACAGGTCAATGGCGATCTTGGACAAGGTGTCCGTATCAAGGACCTGGGCAAGATTGTCGTAGAAATCAACATCGTCGTTGCTATCTTCCCCGATCTCGATCGTCGCCCCACCGTCCTCGTCAAGAATGATCTCGATCTCGGGCATATCCTCCGTATCGATCTCAATCGATGTCTTTGGGGCTTCGTAGAGGGCTTTGTCGATGGGCATGTTCAGGCCTTAAGGTCTTTGACGATTTGCTGCAAGGGAATCTCTATATTGAATAAGTAATGGCGTCAAGTACCTGTCAGACTCGTTAATAGCATCCGGCTTAACGACTTGGGTCAAAAGATCATAGACCTCTTTGTCATAGTCTACGGGTGCCGTATTACCTGTCTTTGCGCCATTGCCCTTAATTTGCTTAACGACACGGTAGGGTGCGTCAAGAGTTCCCTGATCGATTACTTGGACGGTTGTCACCGGTCGATTACGGCTATCACGCAAGCTGTATATCTTGTGAGTGCCATCTTTAAAGCCTTTGACGTGGTTTGCCGTATAACCTATGCCGCCTAGAGCGTACCCTCCCACGGAATGACCCACATAAGCCCCCTCTGGTATGGTTGCATTCACTTCCTCCAGACGCTTCCATGCAAATCCTGGGTGAGGTTCACCCTCACCAAACTGAAGCAAGGGTTTACTGACGCCCTTAGCAAAAACACTATCCGGTGCTTTACCTGACTCTACAAGGGCCTTAATACGTTCCCCTTCAAACTGGCGATTAAGCTTTTCTTCATTAAATTTTGCGGCTCTTACTACCGCGTCCTCAAATCGAAGCTTTTCAATTTCCTTGCTATTTAACGTAGCAAGGTACTCAGCAATATTCTCAGGGTCCAGTATTTCCCTTAAAGGGCCCTTTGTAGACACGTCATACAAAATCTCATTTTGGTCAAGCGCTCGGAGAACATTCTCAGGAACATCCTTCATCGCCTCTGGGTCACCGGATAGCTTAGCTGCGATAAAGTCATCCATTCCAGACATAAAACCGCTATGGTAAGGCTCGCCTTTGTCACGGGTTGTAGTGAGGATCATCGGATCTTTCATATTCATGAGCCGTGGATCAAGGCCCTCGGCCTCAAATGCTTGTCGCATTTGCTCCTTAACACGTTCGACCTCTGCCCTAAACGCTTCGTCTGACTGATTGTATTTTTGTTTTACAAGCCCAGGCTTCATGCTAACGGGCTTGATGTCAACCATCTCGTCATACCCTGCGGTCACGTCTATAACCGCAGTAGGATCTTTTGGGTAAAAAATTGGACGACCAAACTGATCTAAAACAGGCTTGCCTGTTTCCTTATCGGTTTTAAACTTTCCTTCCCGTGCCGCCTCAATAGCGTATTGCCTTAATCCAGGCTTATCATGAAGCGCGAGATTGCTAATACGCTTTTCTTTAATGGCATTGAACACGGGATCTTTTTCCGTGCCCAGCTGCGTTGTCATGTAACGACGAGCTTTGGTATCAAAAAACTTTTGGATAGCGTCAATTTTATCTATATCGCTAGCGCTACCATAAGCAGCGTTTCTACCCTCTCTGAGGTACGTATCTAACGAGGAGTCAACGCTTCTGTTCCCAGGAAGATTAATCCCAGCAAGAATAGTGCCTTTGCCGTAGGGACGAACAGCTCCCACTCCTGCTCCACCCAGAGACGCTAGTGCGGTGGCTGCGTCACCAGCGGCAGAGGCAATTTTTGCCGGGGCCTTCAAGACCTCAACAGGAGGGGAATTCGCCAAGGCCTGTCCCGTGCGGTAGGCTTCTGATCCGGGGTTCATGGCCTGTGCGCCAAACATCCCGGCCATCACATCCCTTGCAGGGACCGCCGCCGGAATCAACGACTCACCTTGCCTTGCCCGAGCGCCTTGGATCGTGCGCTGCAAACCAGGAGGCAACTTGCTCTGGGACGCTAGCCGATTAAGCATGCGCTGCGACTCGCTGCGGATCTCTTCGCGCTCGTCAATGACACTAGGCACTTCGTCCGGGTTGGGAGAGCCGTTAGCGAACTTGGCAATAAAGTCTTTTGTTGAAACTTCGCCGCCCTTAGCCTTGTTAATGTCAGGATTGGTAATATCGTAGGTACCTTCGTTACCTAGGTCTGATTTAATACGACGAGGATCATATACGCCGAGGTTTTTAACGCCGCCTTCTTTAACAAAGAATCCGTCATGACCAAGGTCTCTGATGATCTCCTGTACATCTGCCTTCTCAATACCGCTCCAATTGGCTTTTTCGCGCAACGGCAGCTCACGCATTGCCGTTTCAAACCGATGATGTCTCATTGACTCTTCTGATGACACTCCGTCCTTTGTTCTTTTAAGCGGATATTTTTCTTTGTACGCGTTTATTACGTTTTCAATGTGCTCTGGGTTGTCATAGTCCCATGGGTTTTTTACCTGTACTCGCACTGGATATGTTGCTGGCGTGTACCCCATGCCGATGTGAAAATCACTCCCTGCAAAGCTGTCTGCAAGCTTTGGGTCTGGTGTCAAAAATACCGCATCACGATTATCCACGGCCCATGATTCAATTGTATTTCCAGGATACTGCTTTTCTTTGAGCATTCTCCCGGTTTGAAACTCTACTATCGCTGGCTTATGGGAGCCATGGTATAAGCGCTCTTTAACCTTACTTGGTTCAAGAAATCTTGCAAGGTTTGCTTCCTGCTCTGCACGGCTTAGTCCTTTCCCAGCCCCCTTAATGCCTTTGATGCCGCCACCAATCAGGGTTAATGGTGTAACCGTAGAAGCAATCCGATAGGCCTCCGTTGGATTGGTTTTGTCATAAGGATCCATACCCACTAAAGCACGAAAGATTTCTCTTGCACTTTTTCTTGCGTATTCGGCCTCGTCGCCTTCGCCGTAACCTTCTAACGTCGATGCACGTTTCGGCGGCAATGTTCCACGTGAAACATCACCGCCCGACTGCTTTTTTATGAAGTCCTCCGTGCTGGCTTCACCGCCCTTGCTGAAGAACGCCGTGGCATACGGGCTTTGCAACGCGCCCATTCCTAAAAGAGGCGACGTTCGCCCCTCCTTCCTGCCATAGGTATCAAAGTGATAAAGCTCGTAGTCCCTTAGCGTGGGGAACTTTGCTTTGTCCTCGGACTTGAGTTTGGCGTAGGCCTCAGCAATATCCGGGTACATCTCCGAGTAGCTCTTAGGCGTCTGTTGCTCGGCCAGGGACGTAAGTGCTGCGCGGTTCCTGGCAAGGAAGGGATCAAACGCCGCTGCAAGATCCGAGGCAAACGCACTTTGCCCGTACTGGGCACGCAAGGCGGGATCGGCTTTGGTCGGGTCGTACTTTTGCTGCTCAATGTCCCTGAAGCGCAACTTATTTTGCAGCATGGGATCTTCGCCGCTCATCACAAAATCACGAAACGCCGCCGCTGCACTTGTGGGTGCTTGGGCCGGGAGGCTTTTATCACCAGCTGCTGCCCGTGCGTAAAGCTGCCTGAACTGGTTATCCAGCGTTGACCGATCCCGCGCAAACTGTTGGCTTGCTGACAAAGGCAAACGCGTCTGGCCTGTGACCGGATCGACCATGACTCCCGGTACATCGCCAATATTAAGCAAGGATCGTGGGCGGCTCGTGACGCTTGGAGGCGTCCACTTAAAAACATTCGTTCCCGTGGCAGGGGTGAGCTTGGCAGCAGGGCTGTAGTTATAGCCCGTGATGCGACCGAAGCGATCATAGGTCGCGGTTCTCGGTGCAGAGGCCCTGAACTCGGTATCAAGCTGAGGGATCTTAACGCGCTCGCTTTCGGGGATCTTATTGATGGCCGTTTCCGTGACTCTGGCCACACGGTTCTCAACAGGCGTTGCCTCAACAATCGCGGTGCTTGGATCAAGGCCCTCTTGTCCTGCGGTCAGGGCAACAGGGGGTGCTTCAGGTAGCGGGGCTGTGGGTTTGACAAAGACTTCCTGTAGTGGAGGTAATGCCGTGGTTGGCGAGAGAGTAATCGGTTGACTAGTGGTCGTTGATCCGAGAACAACAGAAGATGATTCTTGATCAACGCCATCCAAATCACCTAAAAGCTGACTTGCCGTTTTTTCTGTTTTTTCTGTGTACCCTGGCGTTAAGGGAGACCCAGGCTCTCCCTTAACGCCTTCAAGTCGTTTGCTCAAATTTTCATAAAGTTCTTGCATACGATCAACTTGCGTCTGATAAGGGCTTGTGCGTGGAATATCTTTAAGCAGCGTCGTTGTGGGCACAGGTTGTGCAAAAGGCGTATCGGTTCTTGCGGTTCCTTCGCCGGTAACCTGTTGATAGGGCTGGAAATCAAAAAACGTATCATTAACACCTGGGGTGATACCTTGACTCTTTAACAACGAGCTGATGTTCTCACTAAATTTGGGCGAAAGGCGTTGTGCATCTTCCAGCAAGTCCTGTGCTCTGTAATCGCCCCCAACAAGAAAATTCCCTTTTTGGTCAACAATACCGCGCTCGACAAACCCTTTGGGGTCTCGAAGTGACACCACACCGTAACCTGTCGTAGGATCCCTGTAAACCGAATCCAGGACGTTGCCTTGTCCGTAATTTTGTTGATAAACCTTACTTTCCCATAGCTGCTGAGATGCTGGTGCTGCTTGTTCTGTTTGATAAGCACTCTGTGCTTCTTGCACCGCCGATAAAACCGGATTAAACAACTCAGGTCGCTGACGTTGCAGCATTTGATAGTTTGGGTCTTCTTTCATCAAGCGTTGAGCTTGATCAAACCATTCCATCTTATTTGGCGATAGCGCCTCTTCTTGCTGACGCAGTGCATCGACGCGCTGCAACATGCCCAAGGCCGTTACATCCTGTGATTTACGCAAACTATCCGCATAGGCTGCTTGTTCTTCAGGCGATAACCCCTGGGATACCCCTGGTATGGGTCGGTCACTTCGATAAGCTTTTCCATCAGGACCCTTGACCATGAAGTAACTCTCACCCGTGGCTTCGTCCGTAAAAAGCTGGTTTGCCTCGCCGCCATCAGCAAAACGCTGCAACATGCGTCTTGCTTCACTTACCTCACCGCCCATGTTGGCGCGTAACTCACCTACCTCATCGATCATGCCACCCTGGGCATAGCGGGCAATCATCTGTCTAGCGTTCATTGTTTCCCCTGGCCAGGGTTAAAGTAGGCTCGATTATGGCCTTAGTAGTATTCAAACTCAAGCTGTGTTGAAGACCCGATGCAAAATGAATAAGCCGCGGTTGCACTAGCATCAGTAGTACTCAAATTCCAACTGCGTTGAAGCCTCATCGGCCTCATCGTCGTCCAACGCAACAAAGTTCCCGGCCCTGAACCGGCTGATGGCCTGCACGGTGCTATCGACCAAGTCATCATTATCGCCCTTAGGGAACGCTGCGCACTCCTCAATCAACTCCTCTGCCCACTTCGTTTGCGGTGCCCAGACCATCCCCGACTCAAAAACGGGTGCAACAGCATTCGCGCGGGCAATCTTATCCTGGTTCTTCTTCCTGCCTCCCGGTGCATAAGTCGTCACAGGAATGCCCACGCGCCGAAGCTCCTGCTGCAAACTCGTCCCCGTGGCCTTGGCCTCGATCAACACATTATCCGGTCGCCAGTGATCGTACTGGGCCCTGGCTACTCTTTTGAGTTCCGGGAAGTCCCAACGGCCTTTTTTAACATCGAGGAGAATAATGGCAGGTCCGTCGTCTGCGCTGGGACGGAATACACCCCAGGTGGTGATGGCTGAAAAGTCAGCTGTCTCCTTCTTGCTGTATGCAGTGTCATAGCTCTGGATAACATATTCAACTTCGGGGGTGTAATCATTTTCCCAGATCCTCCACCAGTCACGCTTTAAAATCGCCCCCTCATCATTGGTGGGCTGCTGCTGATACATCGACTGCCACTTCTGCACCGACAACGTCGCCCGGACCTTTTGCAACTCATCAAGGCTCCAGTAGCTTGGCCAAAGGGGCTTTTCGTCCTCGGTATGCTCATTCAATATCGCCGGAAACTCAATCACTTCCCACTGATCCGACTTCGGCTCCGCTTGCGACCTGATCAACCGTGCCGTCAGATCCTTCATCCCCCAGCGGGTCATCACAACCACCACCGCCCCTCCGGGTTGCAAACGTGACCGAGGGCCCGAGGTGTACCACTCCCAGGCATTATCCAAAGCAAGCTCTGACAAAGCGTCCTGTTCGGAATGCGGATCGTCAATAATCAAAAGATCCGCACCGCGCCCTGTCATCGCACCACCGACACCCACTGCGTAATACTCCCCACCACCATTCGTATCCCACCGGCCCGCAGCCTTTGAATCCGCCTTCAAACTCACCGCCGGAAACAAAGCCTTGTAGTTGTCCTGATCCATCAGGTTACGAACCTTTCTGCCAAAGCGCACCGCTAATTCGCCATTGTGTTC